TAATCAGAGTGCGGCGAAGGCTTGGGTGAACTTTAATGGGACTGGAACTATTGCGGTTCGTGATTCGCTGAACGTATCAAGTTTAGATGATAATGCGACTGGTGAATATGATGCTAATTTTTCTTCAAGTATGGATAGCGTTGGATATACTTGGGCGATTAGTGGTAGAAGTGGTGGAACAACACCTGACTTTGAAGCCAACTCAGACCCAACAACAAGTTATTTGAATTTTAGGGCTGGGGCTGGTACTTGGAATGGTTCTAGTTATATAGCCCAAGACAAAACTTTTGCGGTTGTGACAATCCACGGAGACCTAGCATGAGTACCATCCTAGTTGACAATCTCACAGGCAAGACCTCTGCTGGCTCTATTACGGTGACGAGCGAGGGCGGTGCGGCTACTCAGTCCTTGCAACAGGGGCTGTGTAAGGTTTGGGTTTCTGTTGACCAAGACACAACAGGTCATCCTATTTATGATAGCATCAATATTAGCAGTTCAACAGACGCAGGAACTGGAAGAACTCGCCTTCCTTTTGTTAACTCTTTTAATAATGATGATTATGCAGATGTAATTGCTGGCACGGCATATGATGAAAGTGCTTTTGCTGGTGGTACTTTTTCAGTGACACAATATGCTGGCAGTGAACAAAAAACATCATCGCAAATAACAACTGATTGCCGAAATAACGCAGGTACAGACAATGATAATCATGATACCAAACTTATTATTATGGGAGACCTCGCATAATGGCTGGAACAATAGTAGCGGATACACTGACGCACTCAACCGCAGGGTCAATCGCCACGAACTATGTTGTTGATGGTAGTGCGAAGGCTTGGATACACTTTGACGTACCCAGTGGCACACCGACATCAAGAGACTCGCTTAACATGGCTTCAATCACAGACGATGGGACTGGTGATTATCAAGTAAATTTCTCTAACAATTTTGCAAATGGATTTTATGCAACCTCTGGTACTGGTGATGATGACCAATACTTTTTTTGTGTAGATGAACATAACGAGCCTACATCAGCAGATTTTACTATGCAGTTTATGTATCCACCAAGCGCAACCTCAGATACTGATGTGGATAATGTTAGCACAATTCATATGGGGGAACTTGCCTAATGCAGACACCTGATTTCAAAGGTACTCACCTGTTTGACCGACTATGCTGGGCTAAGGAAAACCTAGACGGTGTGCAGTCTGACTATCGTGTTGTCTATGAGGACAGCGTGGACGAGTGCGCCAAGATACTTGTGCCTGACCCGAACTGGATGGCTTGCGCTTTACAAGGCGGCATCCTACCACCAGTGTGGGTGTATCACGAGTTGGCTAAAGACGAAGCACAACCTGATTTCAAGAAGCATACTCGTGGCTATTTACTGCATGAGACTGAGCCAATGCCAGCGATGACAGAAGAAGAAGCCATTGAGTATTTGATTATGAAGGACATCCCTCAGTCTGTTTGGCAGAACTGGGATGAGGGCAACCGCCCGAAGATGGTCATCTGCAAGAAAGAGCAGTTACCAACAACAAGAACGTGGCGCAATGCGTGGCGTATATCTGATGAACTTAACTTAGCGGCTTAGGAGTATATTATGGCTGTTTCAACATACATCGTGGACAAGGACGGTAATCAGATTGATGCGTCAACTGCAACCGTTCCAAACAATCGTGACTTTCGCGGAGCGTGGTCACTGTCAGGCAACGTGATTAGCGAAGACCTGACGAAAGCAAAAGAAATCTTCAAGGACAAGGTGCGTGAGGTACGCAAGCCTCTGCTTGATGCGAAGGATGTGGAACTGATGAAGGCTCTTGAGGCTGGCTCAGACACCTCTGCCATTGCGTCTGCTAAACAGGCACTGCGTGATGCACCAGCCGCTTCTGCGATTGATGCCGCAAGCAACATGACTGAGCTAAAGGCCGCTTGGGATGTAGCGTTGTTGGGTGATAGCCCTTACTAATAGGAGTGATTTATGTCACGAGCAAGAGACATAGCAAACTTAGTGGATGCTAACGGTGATATTGTTGCTGATGCGTTAGACAACGTACCAGCCGCAGATGTGTTCTCATCTGGTACACTAATGCTATTCCAACAGACTGCCGCGCCTACGGGCTGGACAAAGCAAACAACACACAACGACAAAGCACTGAGGGTTGTAAGTGGTACGGCTGGGTCTGGCGGTTCAACGGCATTTATAACAGCACTAGGAACACCAGCAGTTAGCGGTTCTGTTTCTGTTAGCGGTAACATTTCTGACACCACGCTTTCTACTGCACAGATGCCAAGCCATAACCACGGACTACAAACTGGTCAATCTGGGAATAATGCTCAAGACCGTATGAGAAGACAGTCTACTACGACTCAACAATCTATTAACAATCATATTAATGCCACTGGAGGTGGTGGTTCTCACAACCACGGACACAACTTTTCGGGTTCTCTTTCATCAGCCACTACTGCAATTAATGTCCAGTATGTTGATTTAATTATTGCGTCAAAGGATTAATATGAAAACGCCAAACTTTATAGAGTGTTATCAAACTGAACAATACGATTTTTGTGACAGGGTTGTTGCAAGACTTGAAGAGTTACTTGAAGCAGAAAAAAATCCAGAAGCGCAAGGTCATTTAATGGTTGGCTCAGAAACAAATGGCAACTCAAGTAATAGAATTGATTTTTCTTTTAATTTTCGCAATATTAAAGACCCATTAAATGCAGAAATGCACGATATGTTGAGGCAATATTTGCCAAAATATGCCCAAAAATATATGGGCTTTGATAGGCAACCGTGTTCGTCACAGGCTATGAAGGTACAAAAAACACCGCCAAAGGGTGGTTTTCACATTTGGCACTGTGAACACGGCCCAGAAGATGCAGCCAGAAATCTGACTTGGACACTGTACTTAAATGACATTCCAGAGGGTGAAGGTGAAACAGAGTTTATTGAATATGGTGTAAAGGTTCAGCCTAAAAAAGGATTGCTATGTTTTTTCCCAGCGTCTTGGACACACACCCATAGAGGCAATCCAGTTTATTCCTGTGACAAATACATAGCCACAGGATGGTATTATTTAGTATAGGAGACTTGTATGTCTAAATGGACAGTGATTTTTGATGATGGTCAGATTGGCAAAGATGGACATTTCTATGAAAACCTTGATTTGTCTTGGTTGCCAACAAGCATCAGGGCAGTTCAATCATTGGATGGTGTTACTTGCACGATTGAACACGGTAACAGAGCAACCGAAACCAATACCCATAATGATGAAGATGTTGCAACATCGAGCCTTTCTTGGTGGTCTAATGTGGAAACATCTTGGCAAGCGGCTTATGATGCTGAACAAGCTGAGATTGCGGCTTCAGAGGCTACACCAGAATGAAGCTAGAGGTAAAAGACAACTGCCCCTTGAATAACTTTGAGGCTTGCAAAAAGTTTGACTGCGCTTGGTTCATGCATGTCAGAGGAACTGATTCAAATACTGGTCAGGAAATAGATGATTGGGGTTGCTCGATGGCGTGGATGCCAAAGCTGTTGATTGAAAATGCACAACAGTCAAGACAGACCGGTGCGGCGGTTGAAAGTTTTCGGAACGAGATGGTAAAGGCTAATGACCTTAATCGTGATTTGCTTATAGAGGCATCTAAGACCGACAAAGACATTGTTATGATAAATGGGAAATAAGCAATGGAAATGGGCAGTCTTCTTGACGTTCTAATATTCATTATAATCGGTGGTGTAAGTTGGTATATTAATCAACTGACCGGTAGGATTAACCGTCTGGAAGAACGCATCAATTCCACGAGAGAAACATTCATCCACAAAGATGAGATGTCTAGTATGATGGGGCGTATCGAGGATAGGTTTGGTCGTTTAGAAGACTTGCTACACAGGTTGATGGAAAAGTGAGTCAGGTTCTTGTTATCTTTGTTATTCTGACGCAACAGATGACATTTGTTATTATACCCTATGACTCAGACTATTGCCCTAGTCGTCAAGAAGCCATCGAGAATATGCAGCAATTATCCTACGACCATGATGTTGGTTACTGGTCTTACGAATGCTTTGTTAAGGGAAAAGGTATATGAAAAAAGTAGCTACTTTAGCCACATTAGCTACTCTCTTAACTGGCTGCGGCAACCTAGAGCTTAATGAAGTTACCAGTATGGGGGCTGCGACAGGGGCAGCCATAGTCACTTCCGCTATAATACCTAACCCAATGGTCATAGGTGCTGTTGCTGCGACTTCTGGCACGACTGTGGCTATACTTACAGAGCCTGATGATGCCCTCAGTGTTGAGCAAATAGAGAGCATTGAGAACCCTTGGCAAGCAATAGCTGTTGGCTTTGATGCGCTACTTAATCATGCGTTTGAGCTTGTGATTGCATTAGCCATTGCGTTCATAGGCTTGCCAATGTTGATTACCTATTTCCTAGGCCGGGGCAAACAACGCCCGGAAGACAAGAAACAAATTAGTGAGCTAATAGACAGGGTATCCAAAATGAAGGAGAAATAATGCAGCACGTTTTCCTCTTGCTGGTCTACTTGGGAGTGGGGGAAGACCGAATGCTTATTAGCAACGACCTTTATTTTAAGTCTATTGTTAACTGTAACTTCTTTGCCTCGGAGGTTTCTCGGCGTTACGGTAACTATACACACTCTGCTTGGATTGACCCACGCGACCGCGTGACCGCGTATTGCGTACCTAAGTATATGAAGAAAGGCTCAGTAGAGGTGTACTAATGTTAGCAGAATTGAGTGCAGCCAACGCTGCGTTTGCCGTAATCAAGCAATGTGTAACCAACGGTATTGAGCTTGCCTCGGCAGGCAAACAAATCAATGACTTTGTGTTTGCTAAGGAAGAGCTTCAACGGAAGTTATCCAGAAAGCACAAGGCCGGACAAGACAGGTCTGACCTAGAAGAGTTCATGGCTTTAGAAGCTATACGCGAGCAAGAGGAATCCCTTAGAGAAATTATGATATGGTCTGGCAGGGCTGGACTATGGAATGATTGGCAAAGATTCCAAGCTGAAGCCCGTAAGTCTAGGGAGCTGGCTGAAAAAAAGGCAGCAAAACGGCGTGAGGAACTGCGGCAGCTTGCCTTGCAGGGCTTGGGGGTCGCGTTGTTTTTAGCCATGCTTGGTGGTATTATAGCTATTGGATTTTACTTAAAACAGAATGGTTACATATGAAGGAAAAAGGACTTTACGCAAACATTCACGCTAAACGCAAACGCATTGCCGCAGGCAGCGGTGAGAAAATGCGGAAGCCCGGAACTAAAGGTGCGCCAACAGCTAAGGCATTTAAGCAATCAGCAAAGACAGTGAAAAGGAAAAAGTGATGCCGCTAGTAAAAGGTTACAGCAAGAAGTCCATATCTAAAAACATTCGGGGTGAGATGAAACGTGGCAAACCGCAGAAACAAGCTATTGCTATCGCTTTATCAACAGCTCGTAAGGCAAAGAAAAAGAGGAAGTAATGGCGAGGACACCAGCATGGCAACGCAAAGCAGGGCAAAACCCCAAGGGTGGGCTAAATGCCAAAGGACGCGCATCTTATCGCACAAAGTCTGGCAAGAAGGGCAACTTAAAAGCCCCGGTCAAGAGCGCAGCGGATACACCAGAAAAGAAGAGACGCAAGGGCAGCTTCCTAGTAAGGATGGGAAGTGCTAAAGGGCCTCTCGTAAAGAACGGCAAGAAGACCAGACTTAAACTATCACTTGAAGCATGGGGGCATCGTGGAGATAAAGCCAGCGCAGTATCAAAAGGCCGTAACTTACTTGCGAGCTACAAGAAATCGAAGAGCAAGGGATAAAAAAAGCCCGGCAGCGAAGGAGAAGAAAGCCACCGGGCAAAGTGGGGAAGCTATGCACAAGCTTCCCTTAGGAGAAGAAATGAATAATCAACATTAGCTATGATTATTCGTGGTGTCAATCACTCTATTCGCCAAACCCTCCATCCATTACCGTCCTTTAGTTTAGCAGTTCTGGACTTCATGTTTCTGTGACGCAGAGCGTGTCTAACAGCGTCATAATCCTTTTCAGTTTTGGTTAGAACGCTGTCGCCGATTTCCATATCGTCAATAAAGTCCCACTTACCACGCACCCTGTTCGGGATTTTTATCCCCCTCTCGATTATAGGTTGGTGGCATTTTTCACAATGAGGCATAACAAGCTCCGTTAGCTTCCCGTCTGCATAGCATCCGCCATCTCTTCCACTCTCAAGACTGCTATTGCCGCTGTGGTGCAGTCATTAGCCAGATAGAAGAATTGTTTTGATGTCATTTCTTTTAAGAAACATTTGCCATCAATACTAATCAATAATCCATCTGGCCTTGGAATGACAAAAATAGTTTCAGTAGCTTTAGAAGGGTACGTCATCGTCAAGCGACAAAGGGGATGATAGGGACGCTGCCTGTCTAGCGGCGGATGTGTCAGCAACCCTTTTCATGCCCGGCTGCGAGATGTCATCACTCAGGCTATCGTCACCCGTGTACTCAATAACCTCGCTAATGTTAACATCAATGCTTTTGTCATCGTTCTCGAATACGCGAACAGAGTATTGCTTGCGCGGTGACAATGTGATGTCAGCTTCAGCACCATCGCGGAAAGGCTTCCATTTTCCATTGCCCCACTTGGCGACACCCTTGTCGTTAATCCAAGCTCTAATCTTCATTACTTGTTCATATCTTGTAGCCATTATGAATACTCCTAACTAGCTAATCTGGCTTCGTGTTGTTGGAACAGTTTAAGAAACAACTGCGCCCGTTCAGCATTACGCTGCTTAATCTCAAGCACCCGTGGCTTTTGCAAAGCAAACATAAGGCGAACATCTTCCAAGGTCTTCATATCAGACAGGTTACGACTAACGTGCTTATAATACTCTTCGTCTTTTCTGTCTTGTGTTGTCTTGGGACTTTCTTGTTGTTCAGGGGTGGGGTCAGGCGGCGACTCTGCTTGGGGAGGAACAGCAGGCGTGGAGGGGTCGCTTGCCGGAATCGCCGCCTGATTCTGGTGTTCCAGCTCAGACTGCTTTCGCGTAACAGCTTCCATCTCATTTGCACTTGCATATTCGCCACCGGACAAGCCAATGCTTGCTAGAGCGCGACCAAGGGCAGAGGTTTCACAGTTCTCCAAAGCAGATGTTTTGTTAACATTGCCTTGGCCTCTGATTTCCTCAGCCATACCAGAGCCAACGATAGAGCCGTCAACATTTCGTATTATAGCCCTAACAACAACTCTTTGTCCATCATCGACAAGTATTTCCGTTTCAACGCCACACTCAAGACCAAAAACAGTCCTGAATGCTTCCATGCGATGCACAACTTGGGTGTATTTCTTGCCACCCCGTTGCACAATCCCATGTGTTTTGTGTAAGTCTGAAACCAAACTCATTGCGTCCATAATCTTAGACATAATTACTCCTTATGGTCTATGAAGTTATTCAGCAGTTTCATTAAGACAATAACTGTGGTCTTAATGTCTTTGAGGTCGCTGTCAACTTGCTTGAGACGGTTCTGGAAATGGTCGATGTGTTGCCACACTTCATTACACTTAGACTCCATCTCTTCGCACCTTTTGACAGCATCTTCCTCAGCCCGTGTCGTCTTCGATAACAACTCCTCAACATTGTCATCGACAGCATTTATACGGGCTTGGACTTCTGCTATCCTTTGCTTGAGTTCCTGACTCATGCTTAGTAAATCCTACGGATGGCAATAGTCTTCTTACCATGCTTGTTCTTAATAGCCCGGTAAGTAATCTTGCGGTCAATCCGTGTTGCGGCGTTGTGATACACCGAACAAGGGACATCACGATGTTCCCCATAAAGAATAGCCGTCTGGTCTACCTCAAGCTTCTCAACAACTTCCCCTGCTAGGTGGAAATTCTTGCTGTATCTGCGTTCTGGTAGTGGGTAGTCATTTTCAATCTTAAACATTATAACCTCCATGCTTGTTTTGCGATTGATAGGATTTCACTGCCGTGTCTGGCAGCGATTTGAGCAAAGTCCGGTTGGACTAGGCCAAATAGGGTATTCCAACTGCCATTGGCAGCCCGGAGTAAATTCTGGATTATCTTCCATCGTGTCAGAACATCCTGATAGATGTCGTCTAAGGCGTCAGGCTTGAGCATACTGCATTCGTCTTCAGTGACAATGTTGTATCCTGCCGGGGTGACAAACAAAAGAGCTGGCTTCTCACCCGTGGCTTTCCAATACACGGCCTGTTGCATAAGCTGTTGTTGTGTTGGCACAGTTTTTGGCTTTGGGTCACGCCATGTTCTTGTGCCATCTTTCTTAGGTGGATTTCTTGTTGGAAAACTACACTTTAAATCAATCTGCCGCTCCCCGTCAGAGTAATCAGTGAACAGGATGATAGGAACATCCAAGTCCTGCTCAGTGTGCCAACGTTCATGCTCGCCTTGTATCTCGCGCCCCTCAAAGAAAACATTCAGCCCCTCGACAGCAATCTTAGCCATCTCAGGCAACACCTCTTTGAAGTATTGATACTCTTCCATGTCCTTACCACCGTCCCAATCACGGGGAATATAAGCCATGTAGTCAGTCATGCCGTGTCGGATGGCCTCGTTCATCGGCAAGCCATCGCGCCGCCCGGTAACAGGACTGTAATCAATAAGGCCAAGGTGGTGGTCGCATATCGTCTGCGCTATTTGCCCTGCCCGTGGTCGAGCGGCAAACGGAAAGTTCATTTTATATTCTTTCCTTAAAAGCAGTTTTAGGATATGCTCATCAATGCTTTGGGTAGCACCAGAAGCAGAGCAATGATAGCTACCTAAAGCTTTACGGTATTCAGGTATGTTGGTCATGTTTTTCCCTCTCAAATCCCATAATCACCATTTATTTAACATTGTCAACAGAAAAGTTTGGCTAAAATAATGATGATTATATTCACACCAGACGATGTGATTCCTTGCCCTAAGTGTGAAGGCACGGGTTACATTCCTGTTGATGTGTATATAAGTGACGGTAAGGTTGGCAAGGTGACTGGCAAGCATGAGTTTAACTGCGGTGTTTGTGAGGGTGAGGGATACATATTTCCCGATTTTACTTTTGATGTCGAAGAAGATGAGGATTAAGTTTGCCCTGTCCGGTGATGTAGTTCCGGAGGGTTGGGAAGTGAGGAAGCTGTCCGGGTGGAATAACGCCATGGGTAGGGTTCTTTTAATTGACAGGAGGGATTACGATGACCAACGGAAGACAGAAGGGGGCAGCGTTCGAGCGCGAGGTCATAGCCCTGATAAAAGACCATCTGGGATTTGATGATGTCAAGCGTGACCTAGAACAGTACCGTCAGAAGGACAGGGGCGACATTATAGGCGTTCCGGGTTGGGTCGTAGAGTGCAAACGCTACGCCAACACAAGGGGCAGTAGCGGCGGTTATAGACCTGAATGGTGGGAACAAGCTGTCGCGGCAGCCAACGCAGTCTGTTCAGAGCCAGTGTTAATCTACAAGTATGATAGGCAGCCCATCAGGTGCGTTGTTTTTCTATCAAGCATCAATAGTGACTACATTGAGAAAGATTACACCGCTACCATATCTTTTCATGCGTGGTGTATGCTAGTACGGGAAAGCCTTTGCTAATCCAGAACGGGAAAAGGTCAGCTTTGAGCATGCTCTCTCTCCACTGACCTTCCCACTTCCATTAACAGCATAGGCCAAGCCGAACACTGGACTATACAAGGGCATTTATACACCGCTCATTAACAGTGTCAACACCATTGCTTTCTTTTTTTTTAATAAAAATTATTATTGACTGTTCTACAAATCTGGATACAATCCCTTGTAGCATCGCGGCATTACTGCATTGTAATGCTGTAACACATTGTAGTAATGCACTATACATGTTTGTTACTTTTCTTTATTAAATATAAAAGCATAGCATAGTGTAATACCATGCTATGCTTATCATTGTAATGCAGTAATACTAGAGTAGTCCTGCGTTAACTGCCATTTCAGCGGCAACGATTAACCCGACAAATTTAATGAGTGCCATAGTTACCATCATGCGCCTTTCCTCCCTTGCTGATTGGTTGGTGGAAACTCATACCTGAAATTGATTAAGCAATCGTCCAGCTCCACGATTTGCCCCATATCAGGATGAGTTAGCGAGCGATAAGCCTCTAACAGTTCTTCGAGCCTTAACGCTATCTCTACTATTGCTGTTCTTTGCTGTTCGTCTAGGTGGTCAATCCTCTGGCGTTTATTGGTCATTGGATTTTCCTTATGGTTGTTCAGCTTGTCTAAAGCTTCTAGCATTTCTGCTTTTGTTGGTAGTTTCTTCGTCAATAGTGCCTCCTTTGGCGGTTATTGCCCTGATAGTGGCGTTTTAAGCGTCACTGAGGGCGGTTAAAGCCTTGCCTTGTGTGATTGTACCGGACAAGGCAAAAAATCGTGTGTTGGGCTTTATATTAGATTGATGTTGCAATGATGATTTCTCGCCATATCAAAACCCAATCAAAGAATTTTGTCTTGCGCTTCTTTTTATCCATCTTGTAAATCCTTCCTGAATAGAATTGTGCCGCGCTTTAGGTGGTAGACTGCGGTTTCCTCTTCGAGCCAATCAATGATGCTGTCCGGGCAATCCCTAGCTAGGCCATAGTGGCGGAATAAATCGGGATTGATGTAATATATTTCATCTTTTTCCACCTCTGCCCATGCGTTTATGATTTCATCAGGGTTAAAAACAATGTCTTCCTTGTTTTGCTCTGACCAGTCGTCATAGTATTTGTGGATTGCCTGCAAAGCTTCATAGCTAAAGCTATCCCTAAGCTTTTTTGATTGTGTGAAATCAATTTCATTAGCATGAATTACGATAGCCATAAGAAATCATCCCCCTTATCCATGGTTACGGTTTGCGTTTCTTGCTCATATTTTTCCTTCGCAATGTCTTTTTCGGGACTAAACATAGCGTGAGCAATTTCTTCAGCCTCTTGTGCGTCCATAGCGTCAACCTCATAAGTCTTTGTTACCTTTGCCGTTATGGTTACATGATAGCGTTTGTAGTCCATTAGATTTCCTCCGTTTCGATTATCTCGATGTCTCCTAATGAGTAGCCATTTCCTGACATATTTTTTTGCCTAGCCCTAACCCGTGCCTCTGCTATTTTCGCGGCCTCTTCAGCGTCCACGGCTGAGACATGGATTTCCTTATAAAATTCAAGCATCATCCCAACTCTGTACCTTGCGCAGAAGTAACGGGATACACTCGAAAGCTCGTCTTTTTGTGCTTTAGGTATTGCCATTGCTTTTGTCCTCTTCCTCTAAAACTTCAATATCAGCATTTGACCAACACAAACCATCAAGACCAATAGCCTCTGCCTCTTCAAAGTCTTCGGCCTCAACCGTCACCTCAATAGTCGCAATCACTTTGTATTTACCCATCTTATTTTCCCTCCTTTAAGTGCCAACATTTAGACCAGTTCATAGCCCAATAATTGTTGCCCTCTGCATCGGTTAGCTCATCGCATTCATAAACCATGCAATAAACTTTCCCTTGTTCTGTCTGACTAAGGGCTAAGTCAAACATTCGGCTATTAACTTGAACGCCTATCCAAAAGGTTTCATCTTCGCCGTCATGAAATGCCGGGTCTTTTTCATATGCCGGTAAAGCTTCGCGGAAATAGAAGCTTGTTAAGTAGCCCATTTCAAAATATGAAAGTTCTAGCTCATCGTGCCTTTTGTGTTCTTCAATCTTAAACACAACGGTTTGATAGCCATCATCACTTTCCCCAAAATACCAAGCATCGTTCTCGTCCTTGTCTGACGAATTGGGAAACACCATTTCTAGGGTTTGTGCTAACCCGTATCTAGTCATTTTCATTTCTCATGCCCTCCTTAGGCGTGTGCCGTATGTAATACAAGCTTGCGCTTGCCTGTTAGTTTCTTGGCGATAGAAAAAGCGGCCTCTCGTTGCTTGGTGTCACCCACGCCACCCCAACGCTCGCTCATGCTAATACCTGAAGATAGGATAGCGTCTTCCATCGCCGCGCTTTCTTTGCAATAGCCATATCCTCCGGCTTTGCCGTATCCTGAGCCATAAGAGTCCTTACCACTAAGCCATGCAATGCAATGGATGGTTTGCCCGGTGTTATAAAACCGGAAGCGGCAAGGTGCGCCGTTGCTTCCGTCTATGATGGCCATCTCTTTATAAAAGCCATGTTGTATTTTATCGCGCTTTGTTCCGATGTTGTCTTTTGCGGTTAACTTGCTAATATTAATATTCATTTTCTTGCCCTCCTAGGCGGTTGATAGTGTTACATTGTCATAAGAATAAGGCCAAAATATGGCCTCATTGCTAAAAGTTAAAAGATAATTGCCCTTTGTATTTTGCCATCTCAACGGCAACGGTAGGCAATAGGTCACTGACTGGCTTTTCTTTGGTCATTGCCATGATGCCGCCAGTAATGCGCAAGGGCGGCGCGTATCCGTAAGAGCTAGTTTTCTTCCTGAATGACCTTGCCCTCTCATCTCGCGTTCCTATGCCTCTTTGGTCAAGATACCAGACAACGCCAAAATGGTCTTTATAGACAAGTTGAACATGGCGCGTTGTCGTGACCATATAAAGCTCGTTTATGCGCATGATTTTATCGCAAAAGGTGTTTAAGTTCATCCCCCTA